ATGCGTTTACTAATCCGATATAATCTGACGGAACTGAACTGATTTCTTTAGCACCTAATTTTCTAAAAGATTCTCCGTGTGCTTCAAATAAGCTGTTACCTATTGCAAAGATAGTCTTGTCGCCCTCGATTAATATCGGAGAATAAATTCTACCTACCTTTGATTCACCCTGTACATTAACAGGAATTTCTAATTTTCCCGTATCTGTTGCTTCATTAACATTTAGGTAATTAATTAAATTTCTAACAACCGGATTAAAAGACCATTTAGTAATTTCTTTAGATAATAATCCAGAAGATTTACTTTCAGAAATTAACCAGTTGCTTAACGATTCACTAAGCTCAGAATAGAAATTATTATTTCCACTTTGTTTAATTGATTCTAGAACTTTAGAAACTTCAATTTCTCTAGAAAATTTAGAAGATTTATTCTTCAATGACTCGATCAAAGGTGAAACTGTAACGTCCCATTTGAATGATTCTAATTCAGAAATAAAGTTATTGATTACTGCAAATTCAGGTACATTCTTGTTTACAATAATGTTTGCATATTGTTCACAAACTATTTTAACCTTAGGGTATTCATAGATAGAAAGATTTCTTATCTTATTGATTGATTCTAAAACTCCTAGATTTTTTAATCCCTGTGCATCAACGAAAGATTTAGCGCTATCGTCATTAGTATCTAAATTATTTAAACTTTCTAATAATGAATTGCTAGTATCCTTCTTTTCTTCTTTATCCAAATAAGAACCAGAATTATTTAAAGATGCATTAGTTTTTAATCCTTTCCAGGATTCCATTAAAGATGATGCTACTTTTTTAGAAGCCTCCATCTGTTCGCTCTTTATTGATTCCCAATGGTTTTTTAATTCTGGGGTTGCTTCTATATTTGAAGCTTGCTCATTAAGAGCGGCAAGAACTTGGGTTTCACTCATTTCGGTAGATCCGCTAAGATAGCTCTCGCAGATTTGTCTAACCTCTGGTGATTTTGTTAGTTCTTTCAATTTTTTAACTTGGTTTATAAAATCCATGGTTTTTTGTTTTTTTAATCTTTTTATATATCCGTGTTATGGACGAAAACTTTCTACTATATATTTAAACTACGTTGCATTTTATTACTTACACACTAAGATTTCTAATTTAATATCTATATTTGTATGAGGATTGGTAAAAACTATACCCCCAAGATCTGAATATACGCCAGGCTTAGAAAGAAGCCATCCCTCATATATCGAATCGGTAGCTGAGATTCTTTTACCTGAAAGCACCATTAATTCACCCATGTAATATGTGTTTCCCAAATAGGTCCACTCTAGATATTTTCTTGATTCTACGGTGCTGGAAGGAAATACAGCTTTAATTGCAATGAAAGAAACATACCCCAAGTCATCTCCTATATTAGTTTGCTCTAATAGAAATGATCTTTCAGATCTCAGAGTAACCCTACTTTTACTAAAAGATACAGTCTCTTCTAAAAGATCTCTCATTTCAAGATATATCGGAAGCTTCATTGTATTTCCTTCATCTAAAACAAGGTTACCCCGATAGAATTTGAATCCCGTTCCTTCGTCATATGGACATGTTATTGGTTTAGTTGCCATTTTATTAATTAGCTGTTATTATAGTCAATTTAACCGTCTTAGATGTAGGGTTAGTGAACGAAAGTCCACCGTTACTAATATTTGCCGGTCCGGTGTGTCCATAGGTAGAGAATGGGTCTAAATCCCATCCTTTCCAATGAAGGTCTTTTTTAATGGCACCAGTTAGAATCATGATTTTTCCCATTAAGTTTCTAGTGCTCCCCTTATAGTCCCAGAATAATATTCTTTCATCCTTAGTTGATTCTGGTAAATAATAAGCTCTTGCTATTACCATAGAAGCTTCGCCTAAAGTTCCCTCGAATGATCCAGGATCTATATTAACTGAATTTAAAGGACCTATCGTAAATGTTTGTTTTTGAAAATCTGAGAAATCTTGTAGCGGATGGAAAAAATATGCAACATCAAGATAATCTAGAGTATCGGCTTTCTGCGTGACTACAAAGGATTCTTTTACAAATTTAAGTTCAGGTTTTTCGTTGAATTCTCTAAACGTAGCCTCTATTCTAGGAAGATTATCCCTAGTGTTAGCTATGTTTGTGTAAATCGTATCAAATCCTCCTGTTGTTCCCTCCATGGGATTTAGCGGATATCCTGCTGATGCACCGGTTAAAAAATCACCACCTTCGGTAAGTGCCGAACCTCCGTCGAAATTATATGATGTTATGTCTTGATCTGCCACTTATTCTTTAATTTATTTTCATTGGATCTATTTCAACAGAGGAGCTGTATCTTCCGCTATTTAATGATTCCAAGAATTCACCAACAGGTTCATATATAATTCCCGCAGTTGGTTCTGATTTTTTTTGATTTTCTTCGTCGATAGATGTCTCTGTGATTTCTTCTAGTTCGTCAATTTTTTCTTCCTGTACATCTTCTATTTTTTCTTCAAGCTCAGTTTGGACTGGTTCTTCAGAAGGCTTTATATAGTCAACAAGGGATTTAATAAATCCTAGAGCAACTATAGGTAAAATAGCTCCGCTGACTATCGAAAGAACTCTTTTTTGATATATCAGATCTTCTTCAGTAAGACCAAAAAGTTCTATCCAGCCTTGAAAATTTTCGAGATGTGTGTATGCGTAATATACATTACCCATAGCTTGCATAAGCGTTAATATTATAAAAAGACCCCAAACTATTCCTTTGTTCATTTTTTCTAATGTAATAATAGAAGCAAGAGAAGCTGCAGCTCCAATCTCGAAGGCAACAGCCAAACTTATGGCCAACAAGTCTGAATTAGATAACTTAAAAAAGTCTATTACATGTATAGTAGAAATCGCAGAAACAAGTAGATAGAGTGTAACAAATGTACCTATTACGAAATAGCTCGTTGTTTTCTTTCCCATTATTTACTATTTTCTAGTTTTTTAATTTCAATATCAATTTTGGATTGGCGATTAACGTCCATGATCTTTCTATCTGTAGATTGTATCATTCTTTTTTCCGCTTTCAGTCCTTCAATCTCAATGATTCTATTTAACTCGTTTTTAGTGCAAAGAGAATCTATATAAGAGCTTTGAATTTTAGCATTCTTATATAGCTTATTTATATCTCTATTAGATCCGCACTGTTTCAATAAGATAATAAGGGTTAAGAATAGCGTAATAGCCCAAGAATAACTTTTAATTTTTTCTACCATTTCCATATATCTGTTTTATTTCTCTATATATATCAATACTAAAACACAACAAAAAACCGATTCCTAAAAAGAATCGGTTTTTATATTGATGTGTTTATTAGATTACCCTAAAGAAACTCCCTGCATAGCAGCTCCCAATTGTTTTTCTAGATCTTTTATTTCAGATACGTCTTTTTTAGCATCACTTAAAGCCTGATCGAATGGCTTATATAGTTCAATAAAGATTTCAGCGCTTTTAAGTCCTTTGCCTTTACCTTTAGAAATAAAGTAATGGCTCGCTTCTAGCGGTAAAGCAGGCATATAAATAACCTGGTTTTTCACCCCCTCACTTTTAATTTTTTGAATTTGCTTACTCACTTCTTTAATGCCTAAAGCTTCAGTAGAATTCCATTCAGCCTCATTGTTAATAAAATCTTCATATTTAGCTAAAAGTTCTTGACTAAATGTTATCGCATAAACTTTAGTTCTGATCTCTTCTTTTCTAGCTTGGATTTGAGATTCTAAGGATTCAACAAGATCCTTGTCAATAGAAAGCCCGCTTTCTTGATTTAAAGTATCAAAATCGATAGATGAAGATGCTCCAGGTCCGCCCTGAATTTCTAATACAGTTTCTTTTTTCTTTGCCATATTGTTTTTGTATTTATTTATTTTAGTTTTTTTTATGTAATTGTTTCCTAATCAACAGAAAAAATATCTGAATTTACTCTATTGTCGTTAAGATATGCTCTAAGAGGATCTCTTAAATCTTTCGTTCTGTATAACCTTGCAGGTCCTTCTGGACCAATATGACAGAGAAATCCATCCTGAGTCTCTATATTTGCTTCCTCCTCTAGTATCAGTCTATAAAGACTTATCTGGATCGAGTACTCGTTATGATTGTTTTCATATAGATGATTGAAAGGTCTCAATAGCTTCTTATATCTTCCCTTAGGATGTTCATCATGTTTAAAATCACCGTTAGTCTTCCAATCTCCTATTAAGAGAAAAGGTTTATTGTGATCATCAGCCCAAAAAAGAAATGGCTGGTCTATTGTTCCTGCCAATCTCCACCTTCTTGAAAATATTTTTAATTCAGATTTAAGGGGTAAAAGAACACTCAGTCTTTTATCGTGGATCTCCATGAACTTATCAATTCTTTCTCTTAATATCTCATCATCCTCAGGAATTGTCGGTGCTTTACCGCTCCAGAAATCCTCTATCCATTTATGTACTCTAGTACCAAGACTATTAGCAACATTGGCCTTTCCCTGCCACTCGTTAAGGACTACTGAAACATCAACTCCTCTTTCCTCAGCCTTTCTCTTTGACCAGTATTCACGATCAAAAGGAACCTTAAATGTTTTAAGGAATGTAGTTACTGAATCAAACTTTGAGGAGTTATATCGATATACATGAGAAGGTTCATCGAACGTAAAGTTCCTGTCATTAAATATCTCCAGCTTTTTTTCTATCTCGTTTTTAGCACTTATTAGTCTAGTATCCATTAAAACAAATTAATTATGTGACTTCTATTTAATATAACAAATATTATTAGAGAAATTTCTGCAACAAATCTCAATATCCATATCCAGCTTAATTCTCTAAAAATATATTGATAAACTACCAGATAAGATTCCTCATTGGTGCCTTTAACTGGATCAATCCATAGAGTTATTAATTCTACTATGTTTATAGACTTGAAATATTCGTTTATAGGTTTTATCTCGTTAACGACAAAAGAAGGTCTTGCTTCTCTTGGTAGATCAGCAGAAAATAGAACCTCTGGCGGTAAATTTACCACAGTATAGATTCGCCCAAACCAATCTATTCTTAGACCTTTTCTAGTCCAGATTGGTGAATTATTAAATTCTTTTTTTATAATTTTAAGATAATCTCGATATACCTTGACATCCTTATAAACCTTAAAAAATTTTAATATAGCTAACCACATATTTTTTCTTTATTTTTTATACATGAATTACCCCTTAATGTTTCCCTCCATCTTTTTTTTTATCTTTCCCCTTGCTCTTCTTATTCTAGTAGCGATAGATCTTTTCTTAATACCATATTTTTCTGAGATGTCCTTATATTTCATACCATTAATTTCTCTATCGATCATTATATCTCTATAGGTATCAGGTAAAGATCTGATTTCATCCAAAACTGATTCGTAAATAGAGTCAATAGTATTTTCCTCGCTAAAAAATCCATATGCTGGATCGTCCTCGATAGTATAGAATCCTCCTATATCTCCTATCGTGTTTCTAGAAGAAAGATACTCTAAATCTCCATCCTCATGAGCTATTAATCTCTTCCTAGATTTCATAAGTAATAGAGATTCATTTCTTGCTATATTATAACACCAGGTGGAAAAATTACCTCTCTCCATATCATACTGATCTATCTTTAGCCATATCTTAGACATCGTATTAATAAAAGCATCATCTGCTAATTCAACATCCTTTAGGATCAAAAAGCAATGGTTAGATACACCAGGCTTAAGTCTGCTAAATAAATCGCTGAATGACTTGTCTGTTTTCTTTAAAATAAAACATTCTGCCAATGCTTGGATGTTTGTCTCTTTAATTTCTTTTGTTACTATGGATTCTTTTTGCATACTTATATTTGGTCAAATCGGTTAATTTTATATAATTCTATTCCAGCATCTATTAGAAATGGGAGAGAGTCAGGGTTTCGGTAAACTTCGGAGAAAACTACTCTCTTTATTCCTGATTGTATTATCAGCTTGGAACACTCAAAACAGGGTGAAAGTGTTACGTATATCGTAGATCCATCAGAACTCTGTGTACTCTTTGCAAGTTTGGTTATAGCATTTGCTTCAGCATGTAGGACGTAGGGTAGGGTAATATTATTATCGTCTTCGCATATATTGGGAAATCCAGTAGGAGATCCATTGTACCCGTCGGAGATTATAGATTTATCCTTAACCATTAAACATCCGACCTGCATTCTTTTACAATGTGAATTTTTTGCCCATGTTTTGGCCATTTGCAAATAGATGAGATCGTTTTTCATTGCCTTTATATTGTCTCCGTTTTCGTCTCTGTACAAAGGGCTTTTTTGAATAAAGTCTGAATGATCCCACGAGATGTCAAAAGTTTTTCCAATTTTTTTGACACTCCAATTGTTTATATTAAGAAAATCAGGATTGGAAAAATCAAAATCTGCTGAAACTATTTCTCGTCCTGAATAATGCGATAGTGTAGTTAACTCCATTAGTTTGTAATTTCTACAAACATAAGAAATTTATACGATAAAAAAAAATATTTTATGATATTTTTTTAAAAATTTCTAGAATCTGGTCTAAATGGTTGATCTAAAAGGGAAACCGTTAATGTACCTTCCAGAAGTCCAGCCATTCTAGTAAGTGCATTTTTTATATCCTGTATATCCTTATCACTACCTAATCCGCTTTTATTTGGTTCAGATGCTTCTGATTTTTTATCATTATCTTTTTTAGTATCAGAAGTAGGTGCTGACGTTGGAGTTGCTTTGGATTCTTCTGATCTAATTTCCTTTGATGCTTCTTGAGTTTTAGCAGCTTCCTTCTTTGCCACTGGTGTAAGCTTTTTAACATCATTAACTAATGCTGGATTGGCATTTGGAGGAATGGTAGATTTTTTTTCCAATTCTGTTTTGAATTCAGATTTTTTAGAAAAAAGATTTACAAGTCCGCCTTTTTTATCAATAGCACCTTTTAGTGCATTGAGTCCTTTTTTAGCTAAAGGACTAGCTATACCTAGGCTTTCTGCTGCATTCCCTGCTGCTGAAAATAGAGCATTCTCTGCTCCTGCACCTACTTTCGAAAGAAGAGCAGATTCATTCTTCTCTCTCCTAGCATTTTCTTCATTATCCTTATTCTTTTTGAATTTAGAAAAAAGCCCGCCCTTTTCTTTCTTGTCATCTTTAGCACCTACGACAGATTGGCTTTTTTTAAGATCTGCAGCTTCTTTCTTTAGATCTGCTTCGCTTTCTTTTACTAGATTATCTGGTAGTCCAGATAAAGATTCCTCTGCTTTAGCACCAGTACCTTTTTCTCCTTCTTTTTCTTTATCTAAAATTGTCTTTGTTGCCAAAAGTGCAGCTTTAGAAATTGCCAAAGTATTGTAATAGTCTCCATTTTTGTCAACCTCTCTTAAGATATCATCTACCAGTTGGTCCCTCTTTTCGTAATTAAGCTTAGATTTAGTAGCAAGATCCATTGTCTCGCCATCAATCTTATTAACCTCATTAGTTATATTATTTCTTCCTAAGTCTATTAATGAATCAACTATACCTTGAGCATTGCTCATTCTATTTGCAGTTTCACTATCTTTAGCATTGTCACCTTTATTTTCGTAATCAGCAGAAAGTCTATTCAAACTGATTACTTTTCCCTTGCTATCGATTACGGAGCTATTGCTTATGCTACCGTAAAAATCTACACTATCCTTATCCTTTATGATATTTGCTAATTCGGGGACTGTTTTTAAACCCTCAATTAAATCCTTTACGTTGATCGGAATGACACCAGCTCCTTTAGGTAACTTGACAACTTCCGGACCGTTTTCTCCAACCAAATATTTACCATCCTTCTTAGCAACCCCTCCCTCTTGGAATGCTTTAATTATGCCCTTTAATCCTCCAGCAATATTACTAAAATCCTTAGGTTGTTCAATTAGTTGTTTAACTGGACCTGAAGCGGGTAATATTTTACTCTTAGCCATTTCTGCTATTTTTCCCATCAAAGGTCCCTTCTCTCCTAAAAGACCAGAAAGAATCTTGGTAAGATCCTTTATCGCTTCACCTCCTTTATTAGTATCAGTAACATTAGTCGTAGAAGCCTTATTAGAGGCCGTAGCGGACTCCTTTTCACTTTTCACAGATTTATCTGTTGCAGAGACAAGAGACTCAGTAGCGGACGTATTTTTCTTAATAGACTCAGCTAGAGAGTTTATGTTCCTGCCTAGATCGGCTATTTGGGAAAACAATTTTTGATTAGGATCTGCCATTTAATTTGGATATTATATCTATATATTTCAATAAAATTACTTACCGAAACTAAACAACTCTTTGAATCCGCTTTGTGCTTTGGCCTCTGCGTTCTCGACCTCTATGGCATCATTGAGTTTATCTATCCATATCTGGTATTCATAGAAAGGTATACTTTCTACCCAATTTGGGTCTAGACTATGTTCCTTCCATAGTCTGAATTTAATATCAAAGAAGTTCTCTAAAGATATCTGAAATAACGAAAAGAGATCTGAGCCCGTAGGGAAAGGTTATTTTAGCGGCGATCTCCATATCACCGCATAACGGGCACTTTTGTTTTACCTCTAGCTTTGTTCCCATTTTAATTCTTTCTGCAAGTTCAAAATATAAGCTAAATTCTTCTTTAGTCCAATAATCACTTTCTCTCATTTTAGAAAGTATTCTCTGAAAATTTAGATCCCTCCATTCATTAAACATGAAAGGAGCTATGTTTAAAAATCCCTCATCGATATCAATACCTTTCTTAGCACACTCACTTATAAAGGACGTTATCTCCTGGGTAACTCCTATACTAGGAATATACAGTTCTACTGTTTTATCAATTCTTTTAACATTAAAAACAAAACTTCTTGTATCTCTATTATAGTACTTAGCTACTTGTTCATCCAAATCATAGGAACTTAGTACACCTGTTCTAAGTTCTATTCCATCATTGAATGGACAATCAGGAGTTTGGTTACACGTTTTATGTGGCTTAAGTATTATCGAATTCTCACCTTTTACGAAAGTAAGATCCCGAATAGCCATTATAATAAAGAATCTATCTTCTTGTTTAAGGTCTTTATAAGAAACTACTCCCTCACCAGGAAAATCCATTCTCGAGCATCTATCTATAATATGGGTTAATTTTTCCTCGATATCCAGTTTATCATCCTCATCTATAGTAGAAAAATGTCTGATCTCTCTTACCTCTGCTGCTCTAATAGCAATTTTAGTTCCCTCAGGATAATACATTCCTTCTGAAGGTAAAATTTCAACAGGAATATTTTTCCATCCCATCTCTAATGATATTGGCCTATTTACGCTTTGAGCTTTGCCCAAAGACGATAAAGACTGATCATTCTGTAGTTGCTGCGCTGGCTGCTGAATTGGCTGCTGAATTGGCTGCTGTATCTGTTCTTGTCTAGCTGATAATTCTTGAACCTGCGATATCACCTTAGGTTCATCTGTAACCTGTTGGTGATCATCATATTCTATACCTCCAGCAATTTCCTTTCTCCTAAGTATTTCTTCCGGCGAAATGTTATTGTCCATTATTAACTTATTTTTTTCTTATTATATAACAAAAAACAAAAAAGGAGACAAATTAATTTGTCTCCTTTCGTATTTAATAAATAATATAATTCTATACGAATAAATCTTCCCAGTAATCACATATCCACGATGTAGATACTGTGTAGATAGCAGGATTTTCATAATCTAACTGCATATCATTAATAGCAGTACTTATGAAGCAAGACGGTATTCTAATTCTTCTGAAAACGTCACCTCTTTTATTAAAGATAGAGATTACCATAGATCCAACATAATCACTCTTAATACCCATTGCTCCTGTTAAAGGATTATATATTAAATCGCTCCATTGTCTAAGTATCTTGTAAACGCTCATTGAATTTACGTCATTTAAGTTAACCTCAAATTCCATACTTAATGTCATATCACTAGTAGTAGGCTCGCCTGCAGCATATCTTCTTTGAGCAAACTTATACGTTTGTTCAACGTTTCCATTTGCTAAAATATCTACGGCCAAACCAGTTATAGATTTAACTTGTTGTGCTAAAATTGATTCCCCCTTGAAAGTCGTGCTAGCATCTACTATTCCAGAAGGAGGTGTAATCAAAACCTCAAATTGGTTAAGATATACCGGTTCGTAGTTGTTTATCGCGGCTTTAGAGTTTGTAAAATGTGGTAAACCTGCCATTTATTTTTGTATTTTTTTTATAAGAATAGATCATCCCAGTAATCAACGGCCCAAGTCATATCATCAACTTTGAATATATCGGTTGATGTATAATTAAGATTCATTTCACTTATCGCCTTAGTCGGATAGCAGTCTTTACATGTTATTCTTCTGAAAACGTCTCCTTGTTTATTAAATATAGAAACTACGATAGTACCTGTATAGTCATTTTTAAGACCCATTGCACCAGTTAATGGATTATAGATCAAATCACTCCACTGTCTTAAAGTTTTAAAAACATACATTGAGTTATCATCATTTAAGTTGACAGTGAAGCTTAAGCTTAAATCCAGATAGGTATTGTCTGGTTTAGCTCCAGCATAGTTCCTTTTGGCAAACTTATATTTTTGAGTAACTAAACCCGGGTTTTTATCTAGGGTAAGCCCGCCGACCTTTGACACATGTTGAAGAAGTATATCTCCACCAGCTACAGCAGAAGGAGGTATAACTGTAACCTCAAACTGGTTCAGATAAACAGGTTCGTATTTGTTTATTGCTGATAATGAATTTTGATAATGGGATAGTCCTGCCATATAGGATTACTGTTATTTTCTATACTATATATCATCAACATATAATAAAACTAAAAACTTTGAAACAACAACCAGGTTACTGATATATAATATCAAACCAACAAGAGGGATATATGAAAACAGTTGCTGAGATATTATTAGAAAAATACCAATTAATAAAAAAAGGACAGATACATGCCAATTCATTCCATAAATGGTGTAAAAATAGGGAAGACATAATAGAATTTATTAATATAGAAGGTGCATCTATTTTTGAAAATTACCCCCGTCCAACATATCCGCAGATAGCAAAGTACATTTTTGACGATAAAAAAATACATCTATGCGAATGTGGGAAACCAAGAACATGGAGAAATTTAAAGAAAGGCTACAATAAAACATGTAGTTCTAAAGAATGTAAAGGCGAAAAAAATGTAGAATCGCTCAAAAAACATTATATGGAAAAATACGGGGTAGACCATTTGTTTAAAACCGATGAATTCAAACAAAGGTTTAAAAAAACATCAATAGAAAGATATGGTGTAGACAATCCAGGAAAAAATAAGGAAATAATAGAAAGGATAAAACAAACTAATATAGATAGATTTGGTGAAACCAGTTGGTTAAAAGTAAAGGGTAATTCAGATAAAATAGCTAAGCAACTAGAGGAAATAAACTCAGCTAAAAGAGATGATCTGATATTAAAATTTCGAATGCGTATAAAGGTATTAATGTATGATAAAAAAAAGGAAGCTGTTAAAATATTATGTGATAAATGTAATATTGAATCTGAATTCTCTACATCATTCTTTAGGAAAAGACTAAGTGCAGGAATAGACCCATGTTTAACATGTAATCCACCCTTATATGCTTGCTCAGTACCTGAAAATGAGATGTGTGATTTTATAGAATCCATATACAATAATAGGATAGTAAAAAATTACAAAATACCTAAATTAAATAAAGAGATAGATGTATATCTCCCTGATTTAAACATAGGATTTGAGTTCGATGGCATATATTGGCATAGCGAAATATTCAAGGGTAAATTCGGTAACATAAATAAGAAAAAGGCAATTAGAAAAGAAGGAATTCATCTTTATAATATTTGGGAAGACGATTGGCTATTAAAAAAGGATCTTATGAAATCAAGGATATCAGCATTACTTAAAACACCAACAAGGATACATGCTAGGAAATGCATCATAAAAAATATTACACCTAAGGAGGAGAGAGATTTTCTAATGAGTAATCATCTGCAAGGGTATTCTCCATCAAAAATTAAACTAGGTCTTTTTCATAATTACGAATTAATCTCTCTTATGACATTTGGTGAAAGAAGAAAATCATTAGGATCTAGTAAAAAACAAGGAGAATATGAATTAATAAGGTTTTGTTCTAAAAAGAATCACATAGTTATTGGCGGTGCATCTAAGCTTTTTTCTAATTTTATAAAAAAATACGATTTTAATAAGATAATATCATATCAAGATAATTCATGGGGAACTGGTAATTTATACGAAAAACTAGGATTTACTTTAATTAACGACGAGCAACCAAATTACTGGTGGTGTAAGGGAAATCTTAGATTTGGTAGGTTTAATTACAGAAAGGATAAGCTAATAAGCGAAGGTTACGATCCAAATAAAACAGGCGACGAAATAATGACAGAACGTGGATATTATAAATTGTGGGATTACGGAAGCTTAAAATGGGAATACATAAAAAAATCCTAGAATAAATTAATATTCTAGGATTTTTTTATATACTTAATTTTTTATACGAATTGAATAAAACCTCCAGCTGCTATACCACCTGTTCTTGTAACAGTGATCCTATTTATAAATTTCTGTATGCCTCTAGCAGGTTCAATGATAACGTCTATAACTCCCATATTCATATCAAT